TGATCCAGCAAGGCTTTTGGCGGGACATCCTCCGCATAGGCTAGGTGTCGGTGAGTGTTCTTGAACTGGCCCAGCGTGTAAGATGCACCATCCGAATTTTTAATTACGTAGGTCATTATGTGCCCAGTCCTTCTGCTTTAGATACGAGGTAATATGTTGCTCCGCTGTCAACAGTGGCAAATTTATAGCTGTTGTAACCAAAAGCGGGAGTAAGCGTTGATGTGACTGTGGCAACGGGGAAAATAACTGAGTTGTCAATGATTGGGAGACTGTACTGGTATAGAGTTTCATCTATGTCCAACACGTACATCTTGCCCCCAGCAGCGTCAAAACAAAGACTTCTAGGGTTGGTTGTTTGGCCTGAGACACTGAGAGAAACACTATCGTAAGAAGCAGTAGAAAGATCAAAACCAGTGGATAAACTGTATTGGTAAACACTAAGATTAGTACTACATATCACATACATTTTTGTGCCTTCTAAGTTGAACGCTAAGCCCTTTTCACTGGTAACCTGTGAACTAACACTATATTCAACACTATCGTAAGAAGCAGTAGAAAGATCAAAACCAGGGGATAGGCTGTATTGTTTAACGCTGCTACCACCTCCACCCAGCACATACATTTTTGTGCCATCTGTGTTGAAAGTAAGGCCACGCGGAACACTGTCTAGTTGGGCAAATACGACACTATCGTAAGAAGCAGTAGAAAGATCAAAACCAGTGGATAAACTGTATTGGTAAACATTGTCCTTGATCTCCCCGATTATATACATTTTTGTGCCGTCTGTGTTGAAGGCAAAGTCGGTTGGGCCTGTAGCCTCTGAACTAAAGCTAAAAGAAACACTATCGTAAGACGCGGTAGAAATATCAAAAGCAGTAGATAGGCTGTATTGTTTAACGCTGCGGTTTTGGTCATCCAACATGAACATTTTTTCGCCGTTTACACTGAACCTGATGGCCTCACCTTCAGTGGTTTGAGACCCAACAGAAAATGTAACACTATCGTAAGTGGCACCTGAAATAGCAGAGAAGCCCTTCCCACCCAAATTCAGCAGAAGATCAACCTCTTGCACCGCATCAGTAGAACTAAAGGTCAGCGTAGTGACGACGCTGTCAGCTTCCACAACCTGATAGCTATTTGCAAAATCAACAGTTTGAGCCGCTCCTGTTGTTGTAGCCGTGGTCAAACCGCCACTATTGGCAAGCACAAAAGCAGTGGTTGCGATTTGGGTTGTATTAGTACCTTCTGCCGCTGTAGGTGCTGTCGGCGTACCTGTGAGTGTGGGGGAGGTCAAAGTCTTGTTGGTCAGCGTTTCTGTACCTGCAAGTGTAGTGAAAGAGCCATCAGAGAGGGCAGTATTGAATTGTGCTGTAGTCCCTAGCAAGGTGTTACTTGTAAGATTGAATGTCTTATTGGTTAGTGTCTGGGCACCCGCAAGGGTTACTGTAGTGGAAGTTGGAGCTTTAGCGTCTAGTTGAGTTTGAATCGAGGAGGTTACCCCATCAGTATAGTTTAACTCAGTAATTGTGGAAGTAAAGCCTAAGTTAGTGAGGGCAGCATTAGGGTCTACCAATTCAGACAGATTATTCGCAGCGACAAGAGCACCAGAAGTGTCAAAGGCAGCGGTACTCCATGCAGCTCCCGTATAAATCTTCAAAGAGTCTGAAGTTGTATTCCAGTACAAGGCACCAGTAAGAAGTGCATCACCATCATTATCTACTGTTGGATCAGAAGCCTTACTTCCCAAGTAACGGTCATCAAATGCATCATAAGTGGCAGCAGCGTTAGTCTCGCTTGTAGCAGCATTACCCTCAGAGACCAGAGCAGCCGCAGCACTGTCAGCAGCCGCAGTAGCAGAACCAAGGATACCATCTACATAAGTCTTAGTAGTAGCATCTGTACCTGTAGTAGGAGTTGCAAGACCAGTAATCTGGGAGTTACCCATAGCGATAGCACCACTCATGGTACCACCAGAGAGGTTCAGTTTAAGGTTGTCTGCAGTATCTACATAGGTCTTAGTGGTAGCATCCTGAGACAAAGTGGGATTACCAAGACCAGTAATCTTAGAGGTTCCCATAGCGATAGCACCTGACATGGTCCCACCAGAGAGGTTCAGCTTGAGGTTGTCTGCAGTGTCCACGTAAGTCTTAGTAGTAGCGTCCTGAGTTAAGGTAGGATCACCAAGGCCAGTAATCTTAGAGGTTCCCATAGCGATAGCACCTGACATAGTACCGCCAGCCAGAGGGAGTTTAGTAGCAATACTATTTGTAACTGTTGTACTAAAACTGGCATCATCTCCTAGTGCAGCAGCAAGCTCATTCAGAGTATCTAAGGTACCGGGAGCAGCATCAATAACACTTGAAATCTCAGAGTCTACATAGGCTTTAGTAGCTGCATCTTGAGCTAGAGTAGGATCACCGAGACCAGTAATCTTAGAAGTGCCCATAGCGATAGCACCACTCATGGTACCACCAGTAAGATTCAATTTAAGTGCATCTGCAGTGTCAGTATAAGTCTTAGTAGCTGCATCTTGAGCTAAGGTAGGATTACCAAGACCAGTAATCTTAGAGGTACCCATAGCAAGTTCGCCACTAAGTGTACCACCAGAGAGGTTCAACTTAAGTGCATCTGCAGTGTCCACATAATTCTTTGTTGCAGCTTCTTGCGCAGAGGTTGGATCAGAGACATTAGTAATAGGAGTATTAGTTACATCCAGTGTACCATTAATGGTTACGTTAGTGAAAGAACTAGAACCAGAACCTGCAGTAACATTACCAGTAAGGTCTCCTGTTACGTTCCCTGTGACAGCACCTGTGACAGCACCTACAAGAGCACCAGTAACATTTACGTCACCAGCTACATTAGCATCTCCTGCGAGGTGTAGGTCTTTAAACTTAGCACCAGTAGAGCCAAGATCAATATCATTAGTAGTGACAGGAACAAAGAGACCATCAGAAAGTCGTACTTGCTCTACAGCAGCAGAAGAGACTTCAACAAAAAATCCTACACGATTATTCGCGGTATTAATAGCCACTTTATTAAGGGCATCAAGATCAGCAATGAGTGGTACATAGGAACCTTCATCAGAAGAACCATCGTGTTTATGTCCAGTAACCCCTGTAGTATCAAAAGTAAAAGCATCACGAATCTTATTATATTCTGCATTTAGTGGGGAAGACCGAACTACCGCTGTAGGTACTAGGTCTGAGCTTGACTGTCTTGTATATCCAGACATTTGGTATCCTTATCTTTTATCTGCTATTGCGTAGCTCAGAACTAGAGCCTCAATGGAGTGGCTTGGTTGTGATACTGTTGTCACATAAGTAATTGAAACAGACCTACCAGAACCTTCTACAGTTGTCCTACGGAGAGGGCTGGGGTTACCATCAAAAATACTAGTTTCATCGTAAGTAGCAATGCCGTAGAAGCTAGCAGCACCTTCTGTGTTAAACGCGTAATCTGTAGGACTTAATGTGTACTCATCTTCGTAATCGTATGTAAGTCCCATATTTACGCTTATAACTCCATCAGCCCTAAGATAAGTGTAGACCTCATGTAACACTTTCCTATTGATAGGGTCATCCATGTGGTAGTATGGGGTTTGATAGAGAGACTCGATAGGGGTACTATTAAATGTATTCCCAGATTCTTGTCTAAATACAGTACCAGTAGAATCTCCGTGGATTACATACTCTTCATCACCTAAGTAACTAGAGTCTCCGCAAACCATATTAATACCAATAAGACGTGAAAATTCAAACCCAGTGCCACCCTGTCCAGTACGACGAAGAGCGCCAATAACTCCAAGGGATTCTGCCTCAGGGAAGAACATACGGAACTGTGACTTTTTATTCAGTACAAGTATTGTTGCTTTTGTCGTATCTTCTGTCAAGGTTAGGTTTTCAAAAACAGATTGCACTGGCTTAGAAACAGTATTAATTTCTACGTCACCAATACGATCAGTACCACTGATAGGGCGAATACCGTCAGGGCCAAGGAAGAGAAGATCACCATTAAACTCTACTACAGAGTCTGGGGCGACACAACCTAGGTTCTTGGTAACATCTTGAAGTGCGAAGTCATCAAGAGAGGAACCAACTACTTTTTTAATATTGTTAGTACCAAAAATATAAAGAGTGTCACGGAAAGATTTGATAGCATTAATTTTAAAGCCTACATTGATAACCCCAGCACCACTAGCAGGGGTAAAGTCTGTAGGGTCTTCTGGGGCAGAGAATACTAGGCTATTAGGTTCTGCAGGGTCCCCAGAGATAAACAGGTGGTTAGCAAAGGATTCACATAGAGATGGGTTAGTAAGTACGCTTCCACCAGTCACCTGAGTATAAGTTGTACCATCCCAGAGAGCCAGTGGGTTAATCCCATCAACTATTGCCAGTTT